CCTACAGAGCCAGTAGTTACATATGAAATCCCAGATACTCGTGAGGGATGGGTAGAATCAGTTCGTCTATTGCTTAATTCATTTTTACGCCCTAATCAAAATATTCAAGAATTTGACTATACCCTTATCCGTCCTCTAGGAGCACCGATTAAAGGCTTCGGTGGCGTTGCAAGCGGTCCTCAGCCACTAATTGACCTCCATACACGCATTCGTAAAGTTATTGGCGGTAGGGCTGGAGAAACCTTAGATAGCCGTGCAATTGTTGATATTGTAAATCTTATTGGAACATGTGTTGTTTCTGGAAATGTTCGTCGTTCTGCAACACTTGCGTTAGGTGCAGCAGGAGATCAAGATTTTATTAATTTAAAAAATGCAGAAGTATTTCCTGATAGAAATTCATATGATTCAGAAAATCCAGGTTGGGCATGGATGAGTAATAATTCTATTTCAGCAACAGTTGGAACTAATTATGACGAATATGTTGATCTTATTGTAAATAACGGAGAGCCAGGATTTATTTGGCTAGATGTTGCTCGTAATTATGGAAGACTAAAAGACTCTCCAGATGGCAAGGACTATCGTGTTATGGGATTTAACCCATGTGCAGAACAGCCATTAGAGTCGTATGAACTTTGCACACTTGTTGAAGTTCATTTAAATCGACATGAAAGCAAAGAAGATTTCTTGCGTACTTTAAAGTTTGCTTATCTTTATGGAAAAACAGTTACATTAATTCCTACACATTGGCAACAAACAAATGGCATTATGCAACGAAATCGTCGTATCGGAACCTCATTAACTGGCATTGCTTCATTTGCAGACAAGAAGGGTTTGCCTGCAGTACGTGAATGGATGGATGAGGGATATCAAAAGATTCGTCACTATGATCATCAGTATTCAGAATGGCTATGTGTTCGTGAATCAATTCGTGTAACTACAGTAAAGCCATCTGGATCTGTATCTATTTTATCTGGAGCAACTCCAGGAGTTCACTGGGCACCAGGAGGGGATTATTTCCTTCGTGCTATTCGTTTTGGAGAAACAGATCCAATGCTTCACTTGTTTAAGGCAGCAGGATATAAGATTGAAAAAGATCTAGTATCAGCAAATACACAAGTAGTTTATTTCCCAGTCCATTCTGGTCACCCACGTTCTGAGAAAGATGTTACATTATTTGAAAAAATTGCTCTTGCAGCAACTGCTCAAAAATACTGGTCAGATAATGGAGTATCTGTAACCTTATCATTTGATAAAGAAACAGAGTCTAAGCATGTTGCTCCAGCATTACATATGTATGAAGGTCAGTTAAAGGCAGTATCATTTTTGCCAATGGGAAATACTGTATACCCACAGCAGCCATATACTCAAATAACTAAAGAAGAGTATGAGTCTTATATTGGTCAAATTAAGAAGATTAACTGGTCTGCCATTTATGATGGGGTAGATAATCTAGAGGCTCTTGGAGAGGCATACTGTACTACTGATTACTGCGAAATAAAAATATCCTAACTGATATAATTATGGATAAGGAGTGATATGTCCATACCGTCCAATTTATATGCAGAAAAGGTATATTCTGAGCAACCCCAAATTTTGTGGTCGCTAGATGACCAGGCTGATTATATAACATTAATTACAGAAGCACAACGAGATATATCAGATTCTTGGACTCTTACAAACTGCGTTGCCAGTACATCAGGTATTGATGTTAATCAGCCTTTTGAAAATAGCGTATTAAATTTTGTTGAAGGAGACGTTCCTACTACAAGTTCTTTGACTATTCAGTGTGTTAGCGAAGACCTTGTAAATTTTACTAACTTAAATTCATCTCTTGGATCTTTTAGTGTTGGCGGATATTTTTATTCTAATAGCCCTTATTTAACACAAGTTCAGATAGGTTTTGAGTATACAGATACAACAACATCTCAAATAGTTCAAGAACTAGAATCTTTCGATACTTCTATATTTGGGTCTTGGAGTTTTGTATCGGGCACTTTTGATATACCAAATGAAAATACTGCTTTTAGAGCAGTTATAAAATTTGTTTATTCTTCTGGGGGTGTATCAACATCAGACTATCAATTTTATGTTAATGGCATTACTGCAGGTCAATGGTCGGAAGAATTTAATGCTGTTTCTCTTGGAGTTACTCCAATTTCTTTACCATCTACTATTGCTTTAACAGCAGATGCTGCAGTCGAAGCAGATGCATATGGATTGGGAGGCGAATCTGGGTATTATCTAGTTAACAATAATTCTTTAGTAGCAAGAAACAGCGGTGTTCCAATGGTATACGGCGCATCAGGAATAACTAGATTAACACCAAATGAATCTAACAAGCCATCTATAATAGTTCCTGGACAAGGATTTTTAAATGAAGTTGGAAAATATAAAGACTATACTGTTGAGTTTTGGATCAGAGTAAATTCTGACGCATATACACCAAGAAGAATTTTTGGACCAATTGCATCTTCCGATGGGCTTTATGTAGAATCTGGCTTCCTTACTATGGTTATTGGAAATCAGTTTGCCTCACATTTTGTTGGTGAGTGGTTCAGACCAATGCTTGTTCATTTTAGAATTATTCGTAATAATGCAAGTCTTTTAGTCAATGGAGAAGAAGTCATAAATATTTCTTTAAACACTGATTCTTTATCTTTGCCTTCAGAATTAGACAATGCTGGAGATAGTCAAGATTGGCTAGGATTTTATTCATATAACGATGTTACCCCAATCGAATTAGACTGTGTAGCAATTTATCCATATTCTGTTGCTATAAATGTTGCAAAACGTAGGTGGGTATATGGTCAAGGTGTGCTGTCACCAGAAGCAATTAACTCTGCTTACGGAGGAACACAGGCTTTTATAGATTATCCTTTTGCAGACTATACAGGAAATTATAGTTATCCAGATTTTGCTCAATGGGAGCAGGGAACATTTGATAATCTTTCAACAACCAATACTGCATTAACAACACCAGAATATTCGCTTCCAGAAATTTTTTTAAGCAGCAAAACACTGCAAGAACTTTATGATGATAATCAAGAAATCCAAGATCCAACAGATAGCAATTTTATAACTTTTAGACCTAATGGTTCTTGGAGTAGCGAAGAATGTTATTTTAATTTTCCAAGATTTAATGTTCTTAATGATGAAATTCATACAGTCTATGGAGTATTTAGTTCAGATGATTTGGCTTCAGAAGAAACATTATTTAAAATCTATAACAGGCTCACTGGAAATTATTTTGCTATTCGTAAAGATGTAGACGAAATTCATTACTATTTATACTTTAATGGAGTAGAAGAAGAAATTTATACTACAGATATTATTGTGGCAGATGAAAAATATGCAGTAGGAATTAAGATAGCCTCTCTTGTTTCATTCTTTGGAGGAAATGTTGCATCTTTCTTTGGCAATCGTAATGGCTTAGAAATGTATGTTGGAGGAGACGAAACTGGAACATATCAATTTACTGGAAAGATTTATTCTATAGGTATTTCTAGTGCCTATAATGCAAATGAGATATCTGATCATTTTGAAACAAATGGAACTGCTATTTTAGATAGTTATTTAGCAACTGGTTCAGCAGAGTCTGCTAATGCTAAAGCACTTCTTGCTCATACTGCAAGTTATACTCTACTTCCTTCGGAAGCATATAATACATATTTTCTAGATATTGGAGTTTCTGGGTACTGGGAAGATTATCTACCACTATCTTATTTTGCACAATATGTAGCAAATGATGTTGGTAATAGTTATTACGATTTAGATTTTTTGCAGTTTAATTTAGGATATCCATCACCAACAAAATTAGCAGAATCTGAAATAGTGGGGTCTTGGACATATAATGAATTAAAAGAAGCATATTCTCATCCAACTCAAAAAACATATTATCAATTAGATAATAGTTTATATACTGGTTGGAATAATTATACCGACATGGCTGAAAAATCACAAAAATATTATGAGTACGATACCACAGATGCTGTGGTTAGAAGTTATATAACTCTTCAATATATTGCAGAAGGGGCAAATACTCCTATTAGCGAGTTTGCAAATTATGTTCCAGCAAAAGAAAATAAAATTATTAACATTGATGAGTATTCTAACTGGCTTACAACAAAGTTTGAAGTTATTGATAATACTTTAATTTATCCTACAAAAACTGTTGACTTTAATGACTTAGCAATTGTTTATCACTTAGATTTTAATATTCGTGGTATTTTGAGAAAACCAATTAAATTGCGTAGACTTGAGTTGGCTTCACAAGCGTTTAATGATAATGCATTTAATCCTATAGGAACGAGATTTGGAGTTAATATATTTCCATATACCAGATCTGGTTTATATTACGATTATAAAGCACAAAATCCATTTAGCATTTATAAAGGTAGCACTCCATATCTTTATTTGAATAGAACTTCGGGTATTGAAGTTCGTGGTGATTTCAGCCCACTAGTTTCTCGTGGTTTAGCAATTCCGATTAACTCAACTCTTGCAGATAACTATCGTGTTAGTGCTATGCAAATTTGGATGCGCTATGATCAAGAACAGTTTCCGATTACACCCACAGAAATATTTGAGATTGTATATAAAGGAGACACAATTAAGTTCTATATGGTTGCAGATAACCCAGATGGAACAAGAGCAAAAATATATGCTAGAAGTTTAAATACAGGTCAGGCATATAATGGATTATCATATTTTATAAATGGATCTCTTGTAAGAGAACCAGTTTTAACTATTGAAGAGTGGTCAGTTCTAGGTATAGCATTTTCTACTGCACTAAATCTAGACTTATTTATTGGCGGTATTAATCTAACTGGTCCTCTAGTATTTAACAATATTTCATATTATCAAGCAAATAATCTTCAGCAGGTACAAAGTAACTTAACCAGACCATGGCTTAAGGTAAAAACAGATGGATTTACTAATTTTGACTGGGAATACTGGATTAACAGTTTTACTTGGGAAGGTGTCCTTATTATTTCTGCTTCCGACCAATACGGAGTAAGCCCGTCTGAAGTTTATAAGACCTATATTGGAACTAATAAGATTATTATTGATGATGATGAAGGCATGATGTTTGATGCAGATAAGGTTAAGATTTATAATGACACCACTTGGACCGTTAGACTTGGTTCAGCGGTATAATCTGGTATACTTTAGTACATGAATCCATTAATTAGTCAAAAAACTGGTAAACCCATTGTAAGCAATGTACGCCGTAAGGTCATTCCTAAAAGTTATGACTGGGGACTATATGTTTATAAGAAAGCAAATGGAAAATGGTTTACAGATGGCGAAGGAAATGTATTAAACATCCCATCTATGAAGGGTGATATCTCTAAGATTGCAGAGTTGAAGGCTGCTGCAGTTCACTATGGAGATGACGGTCAAGGAAAAGCGGTATTCGTACCAGGACTAAATAGAATTACTGATGAAGAATATACAGAACAAATGGATAGATTAAAGAGTGGACTTATTCCATCTATGAACGATCTTGGTGCTTGGAAGGCTGCACAAGATACACTTGATACTCACGGAAGAGAAGCATACGATTCATGAGCGAACAATACGATTATGATTTTATTCAGGCTAGTCTTAAAACACAAGAAGACCCTGAAAGTTTATTTAAAGGACAAGATCCTTTTACAAAAGATTGGTCAATATTAAAAGAATATTCTGGACTAGATCAAAACTTTAAACGTAGAACTACAAGAAATGTTTCTAAGGTTTACGGATACAATGCGGTAGAACCAACAGCCCGTTATTTGGAAAATGCTAACGCTATTCCAATGGGACAAGACGGTAGTGGTTCTAAGCAGATTAATCCTGGAACGGTATACCGAAATGGTTATGGACTATTTGATGTAATTACACCACCATACAACATGTATGAGTTAGCAAGTTATTATGATACATCTTTTGCCAATCACGCAGCCATTGATGCTAAAGTAGAAAATGTTGTTGGTCTTGGATATCGTTTTGATATTACAGACCGCACAATGCTTCGCTTTGAAACTAATGGTGATTCAGGAGCGGTAGATAGAGCACGTCGTCGTATTGAAAGAATGAAACTAGAAATTCGTGAGTGGCTAGAGTCACTTAATGATGATGATTCATTTACAAATACAATGGAAAAAATTTATACAGATCTTCAGGCTACAGGTAATGGCTTTTTAGAAATAGGAAGAACAGTATCTGGAGAGATTGGATATGTAGGACATATTCCATCTACAACTATTCGTGTACGCCGTCTTCGTGATGGATTTGTTCAGATCATTGGACAGAAGGTTGTTTATTTCCGTAATTTTGGAGCAACTAATCCAAACCCAATGACTACAGATACACGTCCAAATGAAATTATTCATATCAAAGAGTATTCTCCTTTAAACACCTATTATGGAATTCCAGATATTATTTCTGCAGTTTCTTCTCTTATTGGAGACTCTTTGGCTGCTCAATATAATATTGATTATTTCCAAAACAAGGGTGCACCACGTTATATCATTACGGTCAAAGGTGCCAAACTTTCTGCAGACGCAGAAGATAAGATGTTTAGATTCTTGCAGACAGGTCTAAAGGGTCAGAACCATAGAACCCTATATATCCCACTTCCTGGAGATACTGACAACAATAAGGTTGAGTTTAAGATGGATCCAGTTGAGACTTCTGTACAAGAAGCATCGTTTGAAAAATATCGTAAACAAAACCGTGATGATATTCTTGTAGCACACCAAGTTCCTATTTCTAAACTTGGAGGTTCAGATTCTGCTGCTATTGCTGCAGCAATGTCTCAAGATAGAACATTTAAAGAACAGGTTGCTAGACCAGCACAAGCACAACTTGAAAAAATGGTCAATAAGATTATTAAAGAAAAAACAGATATTCTTCAGTTAAAGTTTAATGAAATGACCTTAACGGATGAAATTGCTCAGTCTCAAATTATTGAAAGATATGTCAAGACTCAGGTTATTACGCCTGACGAGGCTCGTGAAATGTTAGATTTGCCACCAAGACCAGACGGTGACGGTAGCACTCCATTTACTATGACTCCAAGACAAGCAACAGATGCTCGTGCAAATTTAGCGGGTAACCGTGAAAGAGATGCCGAAAGAGCAAATAACGTATCTGACTCTCCTGCAACCATTGATGGAAGAAATCCACAAGGTGAAGGTAGAGCGTCTCAATAATTGAGAAAACATGTCAAAAGGTTTGCTATAATAATACTGCCATGACTATAAATAAAGCACACTGGACTACTGATGGCGACAATGTTCGCTTTTCGATGCCTATCGGAAAAGTCGACAAAGAACGCAGAATTGTTTCTGGCTTTGCGACACTAGATAATATTGATAAGCAAAACGACATTGTTACAACAGAAGCCAGCCTTGAAGCATTTAAGAAATTCCGTGGTAACTTACGTGAAATGCATCAACCTACAGCAGTAGGCAAAGTAGTTTCATTTAAGGAAGATCGTTATTTTGATCCAAAGTCAAAAAACTTTTATAGCGGTGTTTATGTTTCTGCATATGTTTCAAAGGGTGCACAAGATACTTGGGAAAAAGTTCTTGATGGCACACTAACTGGTTTTTCTATCGGAGGGAATATTACAAAGTCAATGGACTCTTACGATGAAGAACTAGAAAAGGCAATAAGAATTGTTAAGGAATATGAATTGCATGAATTATCTCTTGTAGATAATCCTGCAAATCAATTTGCTAATGTTGTTTCTATTGAAAAGGGACAAATTGGTGGATTCCTTGCAAAGACTGTAGTTGATACAGTTTATTGGTGCAACACTGATGATATTGTAAGACTCTCTAAAGAATCTGATGAATCATGTCCAACATGCAGCGGGTCAATGAAAAACATTGGCTTTGTTGAAGATCAGAATGATATTGATACCGTAAAGTTCTTAGTTGATAGTGCAAAAGGCATTAGGACAATTAAGATTACAAAGGAGGAAAATCCTATGACAGAAGAAACTGTTATTGCAGAAGAGACACTAGTTGTCGCAGATGCAACAAAAGTTGAAAATGTTGAGGTTGCTCCCGAGGCTCCAGCAGATAATGCTGTAGCAGAGGCTACTGAAGTTGTTGCTGAAGAAGCAGCAGCGGAAGAGCCAGTAGCAGAGGCAGTGGCAGAAGCAGATGCAGTTGTTGCAGACGCTCCTGTTGCTGAAGAAGCAGATGATGCAGTAGAAGCAGTTGTTAATGCAACAGCAGAAGTTGCAAAGTCTGTGGAAGAAATTAATAACTCTCTAACTAATGCCTTGAGCAATCTTGCTGATACAGTAAAGGCTATGCAAGCCAATGTTGAAGCAATTACAAAGTCTCTTGAAACAGTTACAGGCGAAGTAAAGTCTGTAGCAAGTGAGGTAAGCCAAGTAAAGAGCACTTTTAATGAGTTTGGAAAGCGAGTAGATCTTGTAGAAAAAGATACTGCTTTCCGCAAGTCTGGCGATCTAGGCGAGATCGTGCAGGAACCTGTACGTCAGGTTCAAAAATCCCTATGGGGCGGTCGTTTCCTCACAAATGCCGACCTATTTAGTTAAGGTATATTCACTTAGGAGGTGAACAATATGTCGGAACAAGAAATCGTAAAGAACTATCCAGGTTCTCCAACAGTATCGCACAACCACCAAGGTGATGGTGCTTTCGCTTCAGGTGATATCGGTGGTGCAACAGCAACCAACCCATCCACATCTGATATTGGTGCAAACTTGGGTAACATTGCTACTCCTGAATGGGGTGTAACTTCTGGTCCAAACGCAGTTAATCCAACTGGTACACCAGGAGGTATTCTCCTTCCAGAGCAGGCTCGCCGCTTCA